ACCCGCGCCGGAGAGCTGCTGCCGGATGCCGAAGCGGATGCGGTCGCCCGCGGCCTTCGACACCTCGGTCTTGATCTGCACGATGGAGTTCCGATCCTTGCCGATGAACGGCAGCGCCACGGTGCGCTTCAGCGCCTCCTTCATGAGTTCCGTCGACCAGTGCTTGACTGCCAACGGGTGATTGACTGGGAATTCTGTGCCGGCCATGGCCGAGCCTCCTGGTGTTTGGATGATCCGTCACGCGCATGCCAGCCTGGCGCTGGCGCCTACTGCTCCCCCGTGTCGCCGGGAGCGCGCGAATCGCGGCCTGTGTGGTGCCGCGGGACCATGCCCAGGGTATCGGGCGGGCGCCCGAAACGCTGGCAGTCGGGCCAGCGAGCCGTGGCGCCGATCCTACCGCCGCCCGAACCGCTCTTGCAAGGCGGTGTCGAACACGTCGAGCCCGTCGCCGAGCCCGTCCTGGGTCGGATCAGCGGCTGGCGGGGTGCCGCCCGATGCGCCCAGGGTGCGCGCCGCCGCCGCCGCATTCGGCTGGAACGCGGGGATGCCAGCCGCGGGTGGCGCTGCGCCTGCGCTTCCGGCCGCCGCTGCGGCCTGCTTGGGCTGGTAGCCCAGGGTCCGGGCGTACTGGTAGATGGCCTCGGCCGGATTCCGCTGCGCGTCGAGCATCGACTTGGCGAACGTCAGTTCTTCCATCTGGATCTGCCGCACGATGGCGGCCTCGTCGGCCCCCGGCGCCAGCACCTTGAGCTGCTCGTACCGGGCCGTTCGGACGTGGTTGAGCGCGTCCTGGTAGTCGGCGGTCTTGCTGGCGAACTCCTGCTGCGCGCTATCCACCTGCTGCGCGAAGGCCGCGAACTGCGCCGCCTGCTGCTGCTCCTCGGTGAGCTTGGTCGTGCTCTGCTCCACCTTGTTGAGCTTGTCGAGCGCCTGCTTGACCTGCGCATCGACGTAGCCCTTGGGATCCTCCAGGAAGTCGGGAGGCGTGGGTTCCGGCTCCGGCGCTGGCTTGGGCAACCGCTGCTCCAGCTCGGCGAGGCGCGCATCGCGGGCGGCCAGCTCCTCTTGCCACTTTTTCCGCTCGGCCACCAAGGCCGCCACGGGGACCATGGGTGCCGGCTGGCCAGCGGCCGGCGCGCTGGTCTCAGCCGGGCTTTCTGAGCCGCTTGTCCCGTGGGTGGGTGCGGGTGGGGCCGCACTCGGGGCCGGCGCGGACTCGACCGGCGCCGGCGGGGATTGACCGGCGCCGGTGGGCTCGGCCTGATTCCCACCGGTGAACGGCTCGTCCGCGGGAATGTCCAGGCTGCTGAAGAAGTCGTCGATTGGATTGGTCTGGTCAGGCATCACTGCATCCCCTGATTAGGCTTCAAGCCACCGCCGCCCATGGTAACGCCGAGCTTGGCGGCCATATTGGCCCCCTCAACGGGCAGGTTCTCGGCCTCGGCCTGGGTCTTGGCCGTCTGGGCCTGCTTGAGATGCGCGTCCGCCTCGGCGCGCATGGCCTCGCCGATGGTCTTGCGGATTACGGCCATCATCTGCTCCTGCGCGGCCTGCTGCTGCTGCTGCTGCTGCGGCGAGGGCTCGGTGAGCATCTGCTTCCACTTCTGCGCCAGGTCCGGCGGCAGCGGCGCGTAGTCGAGCACGTCCGGCGGTATCTGGATGCCAGCCTGGAGCAGCGCCGGCACGATCGTCTGCAACATGCCCCAGACGCGCTCGCGCATGTTCACGCTGGTGGGCGCCTCGTCCACGATCACGTCGTAGTCCTGGGCGAGCTGCTCCTTGAGCAGGGGGACGTACTCCGCGCCCTGGTCGCCGTTGACGCGCACCAGGGTATTCTCCGGGACGTACAGGCTGATGTAGTCGGCGAGCTGCCGGCCGACCCCGCGGTAGTAGCGGCGCATGGCGTCGAAGGCCCAGGCGATGATCGCCATGGCTGACTGCTTGCGCTGCGCTTCGAGGACGCCGGCCTGGGCGCGATCCGCCAGGCCGAGCAGTTCCATGTTCAGGCCGCTCGTCTCCGGCAGTGCCTGGAGCGCGAACTGCATGAGCCGGTCCATGCCCTCGGGATAGCGCGGCGGGTCGCGGTCCTTGAGCTTGCCATTCACGACCGCGCCGGGCGTGGTGTAGACGATGGCGTTTGGCTTCGCCCAGTCGGCCTCGGCCTTCTTCGGGTCTGCGAAGGTGCCTTCCTCGGCGATGACCCCGCCCTTCGCGTTCGTCATGATCGTGTAGAGCAGCGAGGAAAAGAACTTGTTAACCCAGCGCTGCGGGTCGAGCAGCGCGCGCCCGATGCCGTACCAGGTGCCGCGGTTGCGGTCGCGGCGGCCGGTGATGGCATGGAACGTGAACCCGCGCTGGTACGGGCTCTCCGCCAGCTCGCGCAGGCCGTCGGGCGCGATGAAGGCGCGGTAGTACACGCGGCGCTGCACCTGCTGCTGCCGGTACTGGATGCCCTGCGCCCGTAGCAGCGGCTCAATGGTCGCCCACTCCTCGACGCGGAAATCCCTGGCGCCGAGCTGCGAATCGACGTGGATGCGCTGCTCGTGGCGCCAGAACTCATAGTGCGCCACCGGCACGCGCCCCGCCTTCCACTGGGGACGGTTCGACGATGGCAGCCCGTCGTAATCCTCTGGCCGCTCCACCAGGTCACGCATCGGATCGTCGTCGATGCTCACGTCGATCAGGTTGTCGGCGCGCAGCGGCCCGCCCTCGCCGAACATGCGCCGCATCTCGTCCGGGTCGACGTAGCGGACGCGGACGACGAAGCGCGCGTCGGACAGGTTCTTCTTGCGCGCCCCCGGATCCCAGTACATTTCCAGCGGGTCGCGGCGCTCGACGCACGGCCAGCCGGCCGGGTCGTTGTCCTGGTTCAGGTAGCACTCAACCCAGCCCATGCCGGTCAGGATCGCATCGCCGAACGCATCGCTCTCCTCGTCCTCGGCTGAGCACAGGTCACGGGCCCATTCGACGGTGCCGGTCAGCAGCTCGTTGGTTTTCGCGTCGCCCTGCTCGCGCGGGTAGTAGTGGATCTCCTGGCGGTTGTTGATCTGGAGGCCTTCCACGGCATCGAGGAACTTGGCCGTCACGTTGAACGTGACGTATGGCCGCATCTCGTCCCGCATCCGCGCCTCGTCGACGGGATCCCACTGGTGGCCGGCGCGGAGGTCATACAGCGACTTGGCTTCTTCCCGCCACTCGCGCTGATGTTCCTTGGCATGGTTGAGGCGCCGCCGGAATTCGGTCAGCACTTCACCGCGCCAGGCTGAGTCCTCGTCGGGGCCGTCGGCTGCGTCCTTGGCCATTGACTCGCGCGCGCCCTGGGCGAGCCGAGCTGCGCCCTCGTCATCCTCGATCGCCATGCTTGCCTACCCCGCCATCCATGACCCTGCGCGGCGCCGATTGTAGCGGTTGCCGGCCGGCTGCGGTGGGCCCTCCTCGTCCGTGCGCCGCGGCCAGGGCAGCCAGTCCTCCAGGTCGAATACCCGGGCAATGGCGTCGGCGAGGTCGTCGTGCAGTGGCACCGGCCAGGGCAGCAGCTCCTCCTCCACGAGCGCCCGCACCAGGTCCACCGACCGCCCCTCGTGGTCGGTGCGGTACATGTCGACGGGCAGCCAGAACCGCCCCTCGCTGGCGTAGGGGATCAGCCGGTTCACGCGGTCGACCTTGCTGAGCTGGCCGCCGACTTCCTGGATCTCGAAGCGGTAGTTCTCCCGCTCCTGGATCAGCTTGATGTACTCCACGTCGGCCTGGATGCCATATCTCTCGTAACCGGCCACCATCGGCTTCCAGCGGCGATGCAGCTCGATGAACGCCTTGGCCCGCTCGGCGATGTTGAGCCGGTCGCGCAGGGCGTCGAGCAGGTACAGGTTCCCGTCCGGCGCCTTGCCGATGACCGCCATGGCCGTGTAGTCGCTGGTGCGCTTCTTCTCGTTCGCGGGATCGCACAGCAGCGCGCGGTTCATGGCCCGCCAGTTGCTCGCGTCCTGGTAGCGGTGCTCCAGCCATTCACGCTTGAACGACTGCTTGCTGTCGGCAACGGGGTTCAGCAGCAATTGTGACGCTCCCGCGTAGGGGCCCATCTCCCGGAATTTCTGCGCCAGCTCGTCCGCGGTGAGCAGCACCGGCAAGCCAGTGGCCGTGCCGTCGACGGTGGCCGGATGCACCCTGGGCGTGGCGGCGCCGCGGTCCATGATGCTGCGGTAGGTGTCGGCGAAATGGTAGCGGGTGCCGATGATCCGCTTGCGCGGCCGCCGGTCGCCCAGGTTGAGGCTCAGCTCCCAGGCCTCGGTCACCTTGCGGATCATGTCCGGGTTGCTGACGCTGCCCAGTGTCACCACGTCGTCGTAGATCAGCACGTTGAAGTGCTTGCCCGTCGGCTGGCCGTCGACCAGGCCCCAGGCTTCCAGGGTCGCCTCCTTCGGGTTGGAGCGCCGGCGCACGACCAGGCCGGCGTCCTCGCTCCACCGGGGCGCGTCGCGCTCGGGGTTCCTGAACAGCACGTCCGGGAACAGGTCCAGCAGCAGCTCGTTCGATTGCAGCTCCTGCTTCACCTGGCGCAGGAACGCCTTGGCGATGGGCCGGGTGTGGCTGAAGATACCGAACGTCAGTTCGGCCGGCGATAGCAGCGCCTCGTGCCCGTGGCTCGCGAGGATGTCCTGGATGGTCTTGCCGAAGGTGATGATGGTCGACTTGTAGTGGGCGCGGGCCCACAGGTCCAGGTAGCCGTCAGGGCTCGCCTGGATTTCCCGGCACCTCGCCAGCAGCCACGGGTGTTCCAGGTCCGGCCGGTTCATCGCGTACCGGATCAGCCAGTACAGGTCCGTCCTGCACAGCAGCCTGGCCGTCGCCCGAAACTGCGGCGCGGGCAATTTCGCCAAGTAGCCGGCGAGCCTCCGATAGTCCTGGAGTGTCAGCGCCAACATTTCCGGGTAGGGCACGGTCTTGCTCGGCCTCCAGCGCCTGCTTCACGCGCTCCAGGATATACGCCCGATCCCGGGCTTCCTCGGACGTGATGTAGCCGGCGGCCAGGCTCCGGTACACGCGCCCCATCTCTTTGCGCACCTCGCCGAGCGTTGACAGCGCGATGCGGCGCCGCATCCGCGCGCCGGGCTTGGCCGGCGGGATATGCCGGTATGGCACCAGCTCGCCGATGATTGGCGGCCGGTCAACGTCGTCAGGATCGCCGGCCATCGAGCGCGCGATTGATCCGCGCCAACAGCTTCGGGGCCCGCACCTCGCCGAGCCCTGGTACCAGATTGCGCACGCCCCAGGTGAGCAGCGTGCGCACCTGCTCGGGCCGCAGGTCGGCCTGGACGATGCAGGCTCGCGGCAGGACGCCCAGCAGCCCACGATGGCGGTGCGTCCAGTGATCCGGATGCGCCTGGGCCAGCAGCAGCTCGGCGTGCGCTCCGATGGTGTGCTCCGACACGCCCAGGGCGGCGGCCGCGTGCTTCACGCTGCCGTAGTGGACCATGGCGTCGTAGCTGGCCCGGGCCGTCGCCAGCTCCGTGCGCGGGCGTCGCCGGCCCGCCGTCAGGCGATCAACCATGCTCCCGCCCCCAGCAGCAGCGCGCCGCCGGCCAGCGCCAGGCGGAAGGGCCCCGGGCAGGCGGTCGTGCCCCAGTAGGCCGGCGCCGACTTCTCGCCGTGGTCCTCCTCCAGCTTGCCCAGCAGCCGGTCCAGGAACTTCGCCACCCGCGAGCCGCGCCGCCGGTACTCGTAGAAGCTCCGCGACCAGGTGCTTACCGCGCCGCCCAAGGCGACGTTCGTGCCGATGTTCGGCAGCAGCACCAGCAGCGCGAACGAAGTCGGGCCCCAGCCGGGCTTGTAGCCGCCGGGGATCTTGTCCCGCGCCAGCCGGCCCCAGGTGTACCAGTAACTCGCCCAGTTGCGCCGGTACTGGGCCCAGGCGTTGCGCCAGTCCTCGCGGTTCATACCGCCGCCTCGTCTAGCTTGTGGTCACCGCACCAGTCGGCGCCGAACACTGCGGGGAAGCCGCTCAGCGTCGGTGCGTGCCGGCGGCATCGGCCCAGCACGTCGCCAAGCCCCACGAGGGTCGGCGGGGCGGTCGCCGGGTCCTTCGCCTTCGGCACCCACCACATGCAGGTATGGCAGCGCATGCGGGCGCTGCGGTGCGCCCAGGGATCTTTAAGCTCGGTCATTCGCGTTCCTCCTCGGGAAGCATTGCCAAGGCCTCGGCTTTCGCGTCGGCCGGATCGTCGTACACGGTGCCGCCATGCACCTTGCCATCCGTGTCGCGCCACCATAACCGGTACTTGCGGGCGCCCGGCGGGCCGTAGCGCGCGATCGTGAAGCGCTCGCACGCGCTGACCAGGAACGGGTGGCCGGCACCGTCGAAGCGCCGGAACCACAGCAGCCCGCGCCCGACCTGGTAGTCGCCAGGCTTGCGCGGCGCCAGGTCAGCAGTCGGTGTCGGTGCGCTCGTCATCCTCGTCATCGTAGTCCTCCGGATCATCGCCGACCCAGACGAACACGGGGGTCATGTCGCCGACCCAGGCGCCCAGGACGTTGAACTCCAGGAACTCCTCGGCCTCGTCCTCGGTCATGCCGTCGCGCTCCTGGAGCAGGCGCACGCAGGCACGCGCGTCGTAGATGGCCAGGTGCGGCCGCCCGGGCTGCGACGCGCTCACGCCGATCAGGGCGGCCTCGAATCCGTCAGCGGTCAGCATTCACTTCCTCCTGTCAGGGCAGCGGTGCAGCGACGCGATCAGCGGCGCGCTGCGGCCGCGGATGTTGTACAGCCGGGTGTCGTTGCGGTCCGGGCGCATTCGCTGGAACACGCCCTCGCTGCCGCAGTGCGGGCACCACGTCCGCGTGAAGTGCGTCACCGGCACGTCGGACTGGTCGGGCAGGCTCCACAGGTAGGCCACGCCGTCGCGGATTTTCACGTCAGAACACCCCCGGCCGCGGGTCGCAGCAGGCGCCGCGGGCCCTCAGCATGCGCTCAATCTGCCGCACGGCTTCGCCGCACCGGATCGCCTCGCGCTCGTACCGCAGCACCGTCCAGCCTTGTTCGGCGGCGGCGTTGTACTTCGCGCAATCCGCCCGGATGCCCGACAGGGTGGCATGCCGGCCGCCAGCCTGTCCACGCGGGCCGGCGGTGAAGCCTTCGCACTCGACCAGCAGCATCGCGTCCGGCCAGGCGAAGTCGGCGCGGTAGCGGCGGTCGGGGTGGAACCGGTACTCGCGCACCGGCGCCGGCAGGCCGTAGGCGCGGACCTGGAGCGCGAGCGCCTCCTCCAGGCTCGACGGCGCGCGCGGCCGGCGGGCGGTCATGGGACCGGCTCCACCGCCACGCCGTCGAACAGGCCCGGCTGCTCGGCGACGCTCAGCTCGGTCACGCACGGCAGCAGCTGCCCGACGCGCGGGGCCAGCGCCTCGACGAAGCCGTCGGGCACGTCGCCAACCTCGACCAGGAACGCGGCGCTCAGCTTCGCAGCGGCCACTTCCGACACGATGAGCTCGACGCGGATGTCGGTGAAACGGCCGGTCAAGCGGAAGTCCTCGCCGCCCAGGCGCACGACCAGCGCGCCGTCGATGTCGCGCACCAGCGGCCAGGGCCCGGTCGCCACGACCGGTTCGACGATCTCCTGGCCGCCGGCCGCCGCCGGCACGGCGCGGTACAAGCGCGCCACCACCGTCCGGGAGCAGCCGAGGATGGGCGCCACCTGGTCCAGGCCGAACAGGTCGACGCCCTCGATGGCCAGGCGCAGGGCCCGTGGGCGGGGCGCGCCGGGCTGCGGTGCGGCCAGCCTGGCGGAGCGGAAGCTGGCGATGGTCACGTCGCGGCGGTCGAGCTTGAGCATGGTCTATCCCCTTGTGGTGCTACGTTTGTGCTACGGGTTCAGAGTGGCGAACGAGAGGGCGCAGGGGCCACGATCTTTGCCGGGGGTATACGTGGGCATAGGGTCACCCCTGATCGTTGCTCCTAGGCGTTCCTGTGCGGCCTGGTGGCAATCGCGAGCAGGGACTGGCGGATGCCGGCGCGGATTTCGGTGACTTCGGGGGTGTTCGGGAGGCCGTGGCCGGGGTAGGCGGCGCGGAGCGTTGCTGCGGCGTGGCGCTTGGCTTCGACCAGCTCGGCGAGGCGCGCCGGGGTGACGGCGCCGCCGACCTGGGTGAGCACGGCGAGCAGGGTCAGGTTGCAGGCGGCCTCGTAGGCGTCCACGGTGGGGTCGCCCGGGGGGTGTGCGGGTTTGCTGGCGTGGGGGCCGTAGTACGGCCGTGGGCTGACGGGACGGGGTGGCAGCTTACGCATGGCGGCGGGCTCCGGCGGGTGGGTCGCGGGTGATCCAGTTCCGCCAGGCCTTGAGCCAGTCGGAGCGTGGGGTCTTGAACTCGTGGTCGCAGAACCGGTGGGTCTCGCGCTCGACGAACTCGTAGCTGTAGCCCTGGGCGAGGGCCCATTCGAGGGCCTCCTCGGTCACGACGAAGTCCTCGGGGACGAAGTGCGCCAGGTGGCCGCGGCGCTGGCGGTTCGGGCCTGGTCCGGCGGGTTTCATCGGCGGCGGGCGCGAGGGAGCGGCGCCAGCCGCGACCGTTCCCCCCTCACACTCCCCCCTTCCGCCCCCCCTAACTGGAGATACAGAGGGCTGAGAATCTGATAGGTAATTGGTTTGGTTTGGTTTGGATGGTAGAGCCGGGCTAGGATTGTGCTGTGGCAAATTTGTGGCATTTGCTACGGCCGTTGCGTTGATTTTCTTGGCTTTTCCGCCTTTTGACCCGGCCTCGGCGCGCTTCCGCGAGACTTCCATCGCGTGCGCACGAACGACCTCAAGACGACAGTTCTGCGACCTAACTCCGTCCGAACTCGGGAATTTCGTGCGCACCTGGGGCCAGGCGCGGGCGAAGGTCCGGCGGTCCCAGCGCACCAGGCGGCGGACCTTTTCGGGGTCGGCCGGGAGGGACCCGATGGACCACTGGTAGGCCAGGCAGAGGGCGTACAGCGCCTGCTCCTCGCCGGTCCATTCGGCGGTGCTGGCCAGGAAGTCGCCGACGTACAGGGGCAGGTATGCCTCGCGGCTCATGGGTCAGCCCAGGAACGAGCCAAAGATGTTGCGGCTGCGCTGCTCAATGGCCAGGGCCTCCAGGCGGCCCACTTCGTCCACCTGCTGCGCCACCGCGCTGCGCCAGTCGTCGGCCCGGAGGGCGCTGCCGGAGGGCGCTGCCGGTGGGCGGCGGCGGCGCCTTGGGGCGGGCGCCGGCGGCCGGCGGTGGCACCACGTAGGCGCCGAGCTGGAGGGCGCCGCGGTTGTTCACGTACAGCGGCGGCGGCACTTCGGGCCGTGGCAGCAGCCAGCGGCGCAGGTAGCGGAGCATCACGCGTTCTCCTTCCAGGTGCGCGGGCCTAGCCGGCCCGCAGGTGCTTCACTGGGGCGCCGGGGCACAGGGCCTCGGCGACCACGTAACCATCACTCTCGCGGTCCAGGTGGATCGCCAGCGCCAGGTTGCAGGACTTGCCGCCGTAGACGACGTTGCGCAGGTGCTGATAGCTGACGCCGCAGCGCCGGGCCAGCGCCTGACGCTCCGCCACCGGGAGCGCCAGGAACCAGGACTTCAGACGGGTTCGGGTTCGGGTGTTCATGGGCCGGAACGATACTCGCCCGGGTACTCCGGCGCAACGCCTCCGTCAGCCCTCCCAGGGGTTCGCGCCGCCGCCGCCGATCCAGGCCTCGACCTTCTCGCGGCTGCCGTAGCTGCCGACCGGCGCGTAGTTGTACAGCCAGCTCGCGTACTCAAAGAGCTTTGACTTGTTGCGATTGTCGGCCGCGGCGGCCGCCTTCAGCAGGTTGTTCTCCAGCACCGCGCTCAGGAACCCGCCCACCGGGACGCGCTCCTCGAAGTAGGCCACCAGGTCGCTACCGCTGGGCAGCTCCAGGGCTGCCGCGCGGGCCGCATCACTCAGCTTGTAAGCACTCATCGTTAGCCTCCTGTCAGAAAATCTTCAGGCCCCGACTGCACGCCCGGGAGTACAGCCCGGTCAACGCCTATAGCGGGCTGCCCTCGTACCAACCGGCGCTCACGCCCCCATCCCCAGGGCGGCCTTCGCGGCCGCCGCAGCCTCGGGGTAGAAGTAGCCGATCCCCTCGCCCAGGATCCGTGCCTTCGACGGCAGGCCAGGCCACTTCCCGCCCGCCACGATGTCGTCGTAGAACGCGAGGATCGGAACGGCCATTTCCACGTCCTCCTCCCAGTACACCGGTTTGGCCCCAAACCTGGAGTCGACCAGGTGCGCCCAGGCCGGCAGCGCCGCCACCCGCTCCCGGCTCAACCAAATGCCGCCGTGGCTCGGGCTGCTCACCAGGACAATGCCCGGCGCCAGTTCCTTCGCGTCGTCGATTTTCCCCCAGGGCGACCAGTCGCCAACCCGGGGCTTGCTCTCGTATGCCATCACGCTACTCCCTTCAACGCCGGCCGCGACACCGCGGCCTTCAGCTTGTCCACGTCACTGCACGACCCGCTCGGCACGCTGACGATCCGCCAGAGCACCGACTCGGGCACCGACTTCAGCCACTCCGCTACCGCCGGCTCGATAGCCGCCAACGCGACCGCCGGCTTGTGGCCGAGCAGCAGCTCCGCCGCACCAGCCGCCGCCAGGGCCGCCTCGCCGCACTCCGCATCTCCCATCGCAATGTGCCGGGCGGCGAGCGCCAGGGCCGAGGCCCGAAAGAGCAGCAGTTCTTTCCCGTTCACGATGTCCCTCCTTTCGACTGCAACTGTACTCCGGCGATTACTTACATTCAAGTCCACTGAGGGCCTTGACAGCGGTACTCCCGCGAGTACACTGAAGCCTGGACGTGAATGGAGCTTGACCATGGGAAAGCGTGACGGATTCAAGCGGGGCGGGGCGGTATGAACATCGTGCGGTTCCACGACGGTGCGCGCTACTGCGCTGCCCTGGAGGCCGGTGTCGGGCGCAAGTACCGACACCTGGTTGTCATCACGGAGTACGGCGTGCGCGTCCTGGACGTGCCCCTTGACGAGCCGACCGAAGTGCTGGGCCCGGTCACCAGGCGCCAGCTCGCCACGTTCCGGCGGGCGGGCAAGGTGTTCGGCATCACGGCCGGGGCCCGCCAGGCGCTCGATGCGGCGGGGCTTGCAATTCGTAATCAGGCGAGTACAATCGCCGGTGGAGAGTAACAGAGGAGCGTGACCATGTACGAACGAAGCTACGGCGCCAAATACGTCAAGGACCTGTCTGTGGTCGACATCGCCAAGCGGATCCGGGAGGACATCAAGGCGGCGGTGGCCGCCGGTGAGCTGCCGGCAAGCCTGAAGGTGAGCGTGCGGAAGGTTCATCACCGGAGCCTGGCGGTGAAGCTGTCCGGTGGCGTGGACGGCCCGCTCTACGTGGCCGGCCGGTACAAGGGCGACGCCCGGCTGAGCAACGAGGCGATCCGGATCCGGCGGGCGGTCGAGAAAATCGCGAACGCCTACAACTACGACGGGTCCGAAATCAGCTTGGACTACTTCGACGTGAACTACTACCTGAGCGTGGACTTCGACTGGGAGTGGGCCCGGCTGCGGAACGCGGAGTACGAGGCCGCGCGGCGGGGTGAGCTGGTCGAGGAGCTGGACCTGGACATGCTTGGGTTCTGACCGATGAAAGCTCTGAAAATCGAGGCGAATCGTGTCGGCAGGCGTTACGCGCTGGTGCCGCTGGGCGACTCGTTCGGCGTATACGCGGAGTGCCGGAACTACGACGGATCCGTGCCCGGTGGGATCCGGGCCTCGTGGCGCTACTGCGCGAAGGGCCTGAACCGCGAGGAGGCCGAAGCGCTGTTTGCGCGCAAGGTTGCGGGGAAGGCCAGGCGCGGATGAAGGAACCGCCAGGCTTCGCGAGCTGGAATGGCGCGCTGCGAGGGGCGTACTGCAAAGGGTATGACGCAGGCGCTGCTGGTCTTGGTGTCGAGGCCTGCCCCTACCATGACAAGCGCAAGCAGAGTGGCCGAGTAACCTGGTCGCGAGCGTTTCGGAGCTGCTGGCTGGAAGGCTGGAACGCCGCACGCCAGGACGACCCGATAACGGGTTACTACTCTGACCGGGCCCGCCCCGGGGGATATTGACCTATTGCGCGGCGTGTACCTGATCGGGTACACTCCGCACTGGAGAGTGTGACAAAGGAGGCGTGACGATGGCGACCCGAGCGAACATCATCCTGCGCTACGGCGCGAGCGAGGTCTACCTGTATCGCCACTGGGACGGGTATCCGTCCGAGACTGGCGCGGACATCCTGAAGAAGGCCACCGAGGCGGGCAGCCTAAACGGGCTGCTGGAGGCGCTGCTGAGCGAGCGCGACGGCGGCGACCGCGTCTACGAGCTGACCAGCGGCATGCACGGGGACATCGAGTGGGGCTACGCGGTCGAGGTCGCCCGCGACGGTAGCCTGCGGTTCGGGGTCCGGGAGTTCCCGATTGGCGCTGGCCCGGACCGGGTGAACGGGGCATTGATCCCGGCGATCTACGACGCGGCCAGTTTCGCCGAAGTGGTGAACGCGGCAATCCGCGAGTACAACCGCCGCGCCCGGACCATGGGATTCAAGCTCCGGGATTATGTTGCTGTGAATGGAGGTGCGTCGTGACGAACAACGGGACGATCTATTGGCGCAGCCTGGTGCCCCGGCGCACCGGGGCTGACCGGGCGGTGGTGCTGCGCGTCGCCCGGCAGGGCGACTATCTGCTGGCGATCATCGAGCGCACGCAGCACGTCGAGGACGATGGCGTCAGCGACGTGCTGGCCGTCATGCGTGACTCGCCGTTTGCTACTAACGCGCTGATTGACTGGGCGTCGCGGGCCAGCGTCGCAGAAGTCCTGGCGATTGCCGGCGTAACGGTAGGTGAGGTTCCACCGGTGCGCATGCCGGAGGGCGCGGCCGATCTCGCCGCCGCGCTGCGCGCGACCCTGGACGCATTGCGCGATGGCGACACGGCCGCGCGGAGCGAGGCCGAGGCGGTCGCCGAGGCGGCCCTGGCGAAGGTGGGGGGTTGAGATGATGCGAAGGGAGGACTCACAGTGAGCGACAACGTCGACCGCATCCGGGAGCGCCAGGACGCTATCGCCATCGACCGCTACTGGGGCGACGCCGACCCGCCAGAGGCCGACGACTACGAGGAGCCGGATTACGAGGATCCGCCGCCGCTCACGGCCTACCAGCAGGCGTGCCTGGACGCGCAGCGCGAGCGCGACACGCTGCTCTGCATGCGCCCGGCGGCGCAGCTCCACATGCTGCGGTTGTGGCTGGAGCAGGCCAGCGGAGGCGACATCCGCGAGGCCCTCGTCAATGGCTTGGAGCACGTCCCCGGCGATGAACTGCGCGAGCTGCTCGTCGACGTGGTGTGCGGCACCGGGCCGCAGAGCGCATTCATTGGCCGCGTGCAGGGCGTCCTGGCCCTGGGGGCGTGGCGTTTTATCGACCAGGACATCGAGGAGCAGAAGTGATGCCGGACAGAATCTACGTTGTCGAGAATCGTGAAACTGGGGCGCAGGCTCTGGTGCGGGCGACTACCCGCACCGGCGCGGTTGGCATCATCGCCAGCCGCCAGTTTTCCGCCCGCGTGCCGAAACAGGATGAGCTGGTGCAGCTCGTGCGGCAGGGCATGCCGGTCCTTGAGGCTGGCGAGGCGCAGGATGGAGGGGGCAGCGATGGCGACCAGTAAGCGACCGAACCCGGATGAAGTGCTAAAAGCCGCGGCGGCGGCGTTCCGGGAAATAATTCGCTCAGCCGAACAGACTTCTGACGGCGACACGCAGTACGAGATGGTGTTCATGGGCGCAGCTATATCACTCATGCTGGCCAAGGTCTCCGCGGGATTCGCGGCCGCCAGCTCTACCGCGGACACGGCGGCGGAGCGCGGCCCCGAGCAGCAATTGTCGAAGCTCGCTGAGCTTGCTGGCCTGCTGCTGCCAGAAGTGGCGGATGACCTGGCCGTCGCGCTGACGGCGGCCAATCTTTCCCGGGGTGGCACATGTTGACCGACGCGCAACGCGAGGCGCGGCTTTCGGGCCTGGGGGGCAGCGACGCAGCCGCGGCCGCTGGGCTGAGCCCGTGGAAAACGCCGCTGGAGCTGTGGCTGGAAAAAACGCGGCGCCTGGAGTCAGTCGTCCTGGAAAACGAGGCGATCCGGTGGGGGAACCTGCTGGAGCCAGTCATCCGCCAGGAGTACGAGCGCCGATTCTCCCGGGCCCTGGCGGTGCCAGCGGAGCCGGTGCGCTCCCCGCGAGCCGAGTTCCTCATGTGCCTGCCCGACGGCCTGGCCGACGACCGCTTGGTCGAAATCAAGACGACCGGCAGCAGCCACGGCTGGGGCAAGCAGGGCACCGACCAGGTGCCCATGCACTACCTGATCCAGGTGCAGCACAACCTGCTGGTGACGGAGCGCGAGCTGGCCGACCTGGTGGTGCTGATCGGCGGCCAGGACTTCCGGGTCTACCCGATCCCTGCCGACCACGAGCTACAGGCGATGCTGCTGGAGGTCGAGACGGCGTTCTGGGCCAAGGTGCAGGCCGACATCCAGCCCGAGCCGACCTGGGAATCGCCGCGCGCCCTGGACCTGGTGAAGCGCCTGCATGCCGGGACCGACGGCAGTCGCATCGAGGCCGACGATGAGCTGGTCCGCTGGCGCATGGTGCGCGACGAGGCGCTGGAGAAGGCGCGCAGCTACCAGGCCGTCGCCGACGGCGCCATGGCCCATCTTCTGTGGCGCATGGGCGCGGCGTCCGAGCTGGCGTTCCCCGACGGCAAGGCCCTGCGGCGCCGACTGGTCCAGCGCAAGGGTTACACCGTCGAGCCCGGCGAGTACATGGACATTCGTTTCGTCAACCTGAAGGAGTAGCAGCGTGAGCACAGAAATTGCCGAACGGCGCAGCCCGATCCTGGCCCTGGCGAAGCGGCTGGGCGCCCGCGACGATGCGCCCGCCTTCCTGTCCAGCCTGCGCAAGGTGGCGTTCCCGACCGAGAAGGGCGGCACCGTCACCGACGAGCAGTTGTTCGCCCTGGTGGTCGTCGCCAACCAGTACCAGCTCAACCCGTTCACGCGCGAGCTGTACGCGTTCCCGGCGAAGGGCGGCGGCATCGTGCCGATCCTGTCCGTTGACGGCTGGGCGCGGATTATCAACGAGCACCCGGCCTGCGACGGCCTGGAGTTCGTCGAGGCAGAGGACGGGTCGTGGGTCGAGTGCATCATCTACCGGAAGGACCGCGCCCATCCTACCCGCGTGCGCGAGTGGCTGGCCGAGTGCAAGCGACCGACTGAGCCCTGGACGAAGTGGCCACGGCGGATGCTGCGCCACAAGGCAATGATCCAGTGCGCGCGCGTGGCCTTCGGGTTCTCGGGGATCTACGACCCCGACGAGGGTGGCCGCATCATCGAGGGCCAGTTCAGCGAGGCCGGCGACGCGTCGCCGGCTGCGCCCAAAACCGGCGTCGCAGGAGCCAAGGAGAAGCTCGCCAAGGCGATCAAGCGCGAGCCTGAGCCGGAGCCAGCGGCCCCTGAGCCGGAGCCTGCCAGCGAGCCCGAGCCTGCGCCTGGCGGGAACGACGAGTTCCTGGCCGGGTTCGGGGCCGACTGAGCACGTATCCGCGAGCTGCGGCGGCTCCAGCGCAACCCGAGTCACGCCGGGGCGCTCCCTGGCCCGGGGATCCATTCAGCAGCAGGGCGTAGCAATGCCAAAAGGATTCTGGAAGATGATGCGATGGGATGAACTGGAACCGGACGCTAAGCGTGACCTGCTGAAGCTCGCCGCAAATCTGCTACAGGCTGAAACAGCGGTTGGCCGACCGCCGCGGTGCGCGGCCTGTTACTACTGGAGGCAGAATTGGCCGCTGGTGGCCAGTTTGAAATCGGGCGGGAATGGCGAATGCCGGCGCCGGGCGCCGCAGAATGAAAACGGATTCCCGATCACTCTGGCGGATGAATGGTGCGGAGATGGTCGCATGCTGACGGTTGACGAACTGGCGCGGCGTCTCTGGGATGAGCGACGGAAACAGCCGAAGGGCGCGCAGTGAAGCAACCGATAGAAGAACGCCTGCGCGCTCGCGTGGCGGAGCTAGAGAAAAAACTCAATAACTCCACACCGTCGGCCTAGGCGCGGCCTGCGGCTCGACCAGGTTGTCCAGGTGCACGAACCGCGTGGTGCCTTTCTGCTGCACGCCGATACCGGTGAACCCCATGGCGAGCGCGTGCCGCAGCACGTCGTAGGCCCGGTGCCGGCTGACGCCCAGGTCCACGGCGCGGCCCGTGGTGTGCGGCCCGTTCGGCCCGGTCGTGCTGACCGCCTGGTTATGCTTGGCGCAGCGGTAGCCGCTGGTGACCGGCAGCGGGAACCCGCAGCGGTGGCGCAGCTCGTCGACGAGCCCCAGAAAGGCGGGGTCCATCCGCGACTTCCCACAGCACTTGCAGGCGAATTCGTCGAGCGTGAAGTAACGCAATTTCATTGTCGGCATACCTTGTCCACCGCCCTGATATAGGCCACCAGCGCACCATAGTTCACGGCAAGCCGGTCGGCGTCGTCGACGAGGGCGTAGAGCCCTGGCCCGATGTCCCGAGCAGCCGGTCCAGGCGCAGCCGGAAGTCCGCTTCCGGTATCACCATCAGCTCCGCCGGCGGAAGGGGCGTGCAGACTTTCTCCGCCGTCCGGGCAGTAGAGCACCCGCCGCACAGTGCCAGCGCCACGACGGCGCAGCTCAGCCAGCTTTTCGTTGCGATCATGGAGCGTCTCCTCGGCCACGCGTGCCGCCGCCTGGAGTAGGGACAGGGCGCTGCGGGCCTGTTCCAGTTCCGCCGTCCGCAGCGCCAGGGCTTTTCCCAGCGTTTCGGCCCGCCAGTATGACCACGCACCGAAAGCAACGAGCGCAGCGACCGCTGCGGCGGCAAGCGCCAGGCGTGCAGGGATGGTCGGCATCATGGCTGCCCTTCATCGCGCCCGTACTTTGTCAGGACGTGGTTATGGCGCCGCTTGGAGCGCCGGTCTAACCACTGAACCATCGCCGTCACGATCGTCGTGAGCGCGGCAGCCTCGCCCGCTCCCATCGGCGGCAGCGATGACAGCGCGCCGTTCCATAGCCAGACGACCATCTGCACGACGGCGCCCGTCAGGACGCCCACCGTGATGATGTTCGGGCGACCGTCGTCCATCATCTCATTCCACGCCGATCAGCTTCCGCCACAGCGCTGCGACGAGCGTGGATAGCATAGCTCCCGCCGTCGCGAATACCAGGCTTAGCGTCAGCAGTGAGCCGCGCCCCCTGGCCGCCAGGTCGTTGAGCTGCGTGACATTCGCGGTCAGCAGCTCAATCTGCGGTCGCAGCATGTTGATCGTGGTCTTCAATTCCGCCAGCTCCTTGTCTGTCGTGGCGAGCCGCCGCTCAAGGTCGACGATCATCTGCTCCGTCGCGTCCATTGTTATTGTCCTGGCTGTCACTGGATGTAGTTGGATCCGATGGCGCGCGGCCGGCCGCGCTCGGTCATGAGCTTGGTGATGACTTCCGGGTGCTGGTACAGCCAGCGCGTGCGCGCGGCCTCGGTCACCTGGTTCCACTGCCGGTCCAGTATCGCGCGGGCCAGCTCCGGGTTCGACGCCATGACAGCACGGAACTGCGGGCTTTGCGCGAGCGGAGTGAGCACCTGCCACCGCGCCTGACCGATGGCGGTGGCGTAGCTCTCGTATTCCTGGTCGTTCAGCTCGACGTTCTGGATGCGCCGCTGTGGCGGCCGGTGGCTGATCCCCAGCCGCAGCATGGTCTCGGCCAGCGGGTCGCTCCGCTGCTGCGATACCGCAGTCGGCACGCCGATGGTCTGCGTCTGCATGATCGGGTCGCCGCCGATGTCGATGCGCTTGGCCAGGGCCTCGCGCTCCGACGGCAGCCGCTCGCGCACCCGGTCCATGAGCGTGCGAGCCTGGCGCGTGAACGGGTCTCCCTGGCGGGCCACCTGGCCCATGAGCACGGACGCCGGCATGGCGCTGGCCGCCATGTTCTGCGCCCAGCTCGCCAGGTAGCGGTCAGGGTCGGCGTAGGCCTGGGCGAAGTCCGTCACGCCGCGCAAGAAGGTCTTGTCCCCCAGGTTGAGCGCCAGCGCGGTGACCATCATTGCCGGGATTTTCTCCAGCTCGCCCGCGGCCATGTAGCCGGCCAGCTCGTAGAAGTCGGCCGCCATGCCGAGCACCATGCCGGCCGGCTCCAGCCGGTTGTACTTGACCCACTGGTCGCCGATCTTCACCGAGTACGGCTGCCAGCCGGTGCGCATGAGCAGCGCGCGCTCGCCGTCATCGTCGGGCCCGGCGCCCGACAGCAGGCCCTGGGCCGCCAGGCTGAGCGTCGCCAGCATGAGTCCGGAGCCGACGATCATGCGGCCGCGGGCCAGGGCCGCGTCGCGGCCACCGGCCGAGAGCGCGTCGCGCACTTCCTGGCGCAGGGGCGCGGCCGGCGTGTAGTCGATGGCGGTCTTGAGGATGTTGGTCGGGGTGCGCACGAACGGCACGATCATCCGGCCGATCTTCGACTTGTTCAGGTAGTACGTCCCCAAATTGCCGAGCTGGCCAAGGGGCTGCGTGAACGTGCCGCGCGCAGCGGCGTCGCGGGCCCGCTTGATCCAGTCGGGCCGGTTCATCACGTCGCCCATGAGCCGGTGGAACTCCGCCATGGGGTCGGCCGGGTTCGTGCGCAGGGCCTCGCCCATGGCGATGTCGGCCAGCTCGGCGTAGTAGCCGATGCTCTTGAAGAACTCGTCCTCGGCGCGGAGCAGGCGCCCAGGCAAGCGGACGATGCGGCCCAGGGTTCCGCCGATGGCCCGCTGCTTGGCGGCCTCAATCTTGTCGCGCGGGTCGATCACGCCCTCCTCGGTCTGGAACGCCGTGACGCCGTTGCGCAGGCCGATGGTCGCGGCGTGCGGGAGGGCGGCGATGCGGGCCGCCACCTGGCGCAGGCTGTAGTCCCGGGACGTGGCCGCGCCGACGGCCGCCGCGGCTTCCTCCAGCACCCGGTAGAGCCCGTTGCTGGTGATGTTGACACTGTGGGTCGTCGGGCCTGACAGCAGGCCGTTGATCCAATACTCGTACCACTTGTCCCACCACGTCGCGCGATATTCGGCGCGCGTCACGCCGAGCACCTGGTCGACGGTGCCAGCCTGGTTGACACGTTTGATGAAGTCGTCCAGGTGCTGCTCGCTGCCGCCGCCCAGTTCCTCCATGAGCTGTAGCGCGGTCTTGTTGAGTTGCGCCTGCTTGCGCAGGATGTTCAGCGCGCGCCCGGCCTCGGTGCGGTAGCCCATGCTCGGCGCCAGCAGCATGCCGAGCTTCTCGCGCGCAGCGAGCACCGCGAGCTTGTCGTCGCGCGCGCCCGTCTGCGCAGCGCGGTCGGTCAGCGTGACGAGCTGGCGTACCGCATCGCCCAGGATCATCCCGTAGGCTTCCAAGGTCTCGGCGTTCGCCGCACTGCCCGGGGCTGCCCGCACCAGGCCGTCGAGCGTGATGCCAAGCTCGGCCTGCACCTTCTGGATGGCGGCCTGCTCGGTTGTGTCCCAGGTGCGCGTGCCGCGGCGCTGGGCCTCGATGGGCGCTTCCATCGTGCCCATGATGTCCAGCATGACCTGGAGTTCGGAGTCCTGAAGGCCGCCGAACTGGGCCAGGCTGTAGTTGCCGCCGCCCACCTCCACCCGCTCCGGCCGGAACATCTGCTGCTGCCGAACCGTCTGTTCTGGCGAGCGGCGCGCGGCAAAGATCCCCGACGCCACCGCCGAGCGCAGCCAATCCGGCATACCGTCCACGTTGTCGTCGAACATATCCGCGTCGGGCGACGCGTCGCGCGCAACCGCAGTTCGCGATAGCGCCGCCACGTCGAGCAGTGGCTGGCTCCACACGACCAGCGTCTGCGAGCCTTCCTCGCCTGGCACCTGCGCCCCAGGGATGCCGAGGGAGTCCAGCACCAGCGACGCCGCGCGCTGGCCGCCATCCTTGGCCAGGCGCCGGTAGATTGCTTCGCCAGTCGCGTCGCGATCCACCAGGTTGCGGGCCTCCTCTGCCGGCAGCGCGGCCGATCGGAGCAGGCGCCCCAGGGCCTCGCGCACGGGAGGCGGCTGCTCGCTCAGTCGCGACCCCCACTGCAACATGCGTCCGTCGGCGATCTCGTCTGGGATGTCGGACTCGTACAGGTAGGCCGTCGGGCCGTTAGGACGCTTGCTGCGCTCGGCGTAGTGCAGCGCGACATCCTTAGCGTTCGTCAGGTAGATGCCCCACCCGTAAATCTGATTGCTTGCGTGGTCAGGGATGAGGTCCAGGTCGAACCGGTCGAAGCGGGTGGGCGAGCCGTGCCAAGCACGCTTGGCCAGGATGCTTGGGTTGTTCGGGTCGAAGGTGCCGACGTTGTTGACGCTCTTGATCTGTTCCGGCGAGAACACGACCCACGAGTCGGAGCCGGCGTCCTCGTACCTGTTCCGGTAGACGAGTCCGTCGAAGCCGGCAGCCTTGGCGTCAGCGATAACCTGCGACCAGTCGGTCGTTTGGTCCGGGACCCGCAGCGGGCGCTGAATGGACAAATACGCCGCGGTTAGCGCTTGGTCCTCCTCGAAATGGTCCCCTTGCGTGTGCTGGAACCAGGCCCATTTGCGGGCGCCCTTGATCGCCTCGTCATAGGTCGCGTAACCATCCGAGTCCTCCAGATCCCCCGAATAGTCCTGGCCGGAATACCAGTACCAGCGCCCATTGGTGGGATCCTGCTGGGCATCCATGCGGGCGAGCCAGCGGTCCAGGGGCGCATTCATCATGCGGTCCTGCGCCGCCTGGGCGGTGCCGAAATGGAAGCCGTTGCCGTTAACCACCGGCACGGGGTCGTCCAGCTCGTTGAACAACCCGCCGTGATAGACGACCAGCGGCTTGCCGTCGGGACGCACGACCTTGCTATCGCCGAACCAGGCCTTGAACTCGGGGGATTGCGTCAGCGCGCGTGACGCGAACAGGGATTTCTGGAGCTGGGTTGGCTGGCCGGCCTGGCCCTGGGGGCGCTGGAGCTGGAAGGCAGCGGCCTCCTGCTCCTGGACCTGTTGCTCGATGGTGCGCCTGGTTTCGCCCGGTGGCAGCGGCAGCTCCGCCTGCTGCTCACCTGCCTGCGGGTCGATGGCGGCAAAGACAGTGCCGGAGCGCGTCGTGCCCATCGGGCGGGCGGGGCGCAGCATGCCATCGGCCGCTCGCCCGAGCAGATACACCAGGTCGTTACGGGACAGGTTCACGCGGAAGCCCAGGCGGCGGAGCGCCTCGCGGAACCAAGCCAGCACCTTCTGCGTCAGCGGGTGCTTCGGACTCCGCTCGGCCAGGTGCGCGATGATCTCGGCGCTTTCGATGTCGGCATCGAGCTGGCCGTACACCTCGCCCACCTCGTCGGCGATGCGGCGGATGATCGGATCTCTGGCCTTGAGCCGCTGCACCTGGGCGGTGAGCCATGGCCAGCGGTCGCCCATGAGCCGCATCATGCCGGCGTGGCCGACAACCTCGTGGGCCAGCACCGCCTCGGCATGGAACCGCCCGCGCAGGTTGCTGGCCACCACGTACACGCGGCCCGTGTTGTGGTCGTAGGCGCCGGACACGTCTGGACCGAGCGCCTGGAGCACCTCGGGCGGCAGCGCGCCAGCGTTCGGCACCAGCACCAGCGGCGGAGCGCCGGGGTTGCGGGCGCGGTACGCGGCCAGCAGGTCGCGCGCCGCGGCGAACGTGATGCCGGGCCGGAACGTCCCGACGCGGGCGGCCAGGGCCGCCGCGCCGCGGAACGTGTCGATGGTCTGGCGCATCACCTCGGTCGGTGACGCCGGCCCGCCGAACATGCTGCCCTGGTCGGTGCGCTGGGCTGCGGCCTGGTTGGCGTAGGCCGTGAGAGCCTCGGCGATGCCGTCGCGCGAGGCGATCCGCTGAAGGTTCGGCGCCATGAGCAGGCGCAGCACGCCCTTCTCCATCGCCTCGCGCTCCTGCTCGAACATCCCCCGCTGCTGGACGAGTTCGGCGATGGGCGTGCCAGCCTGGCGGGCGGCGCGCAGGCTGGAGATGGCGCGGGCAATTTCTGGTGCCACGTCGAACGATTGGTCCACCCGGCCCTCGGCGATGGCCTGGCGCAGCGACGCGACGGCCGGGGCGGCGTCCAGCAGGGCCCCGGTGATGCTCCGCTGCACGTCGTCGCGCGATTCCAGGGCCGCCGTCAGAACCTGGTCGGCCGTGGGATCGCCGCCATAGGCCCGGTACATGACCGCCGCTTCCAGCCGCCGCACCCCGTCGGCGTTGAGGGTGCCGTTCGCCTGGATCATCGAACCACGGGCCGCGGCCGGCAGGCGCGCCAGGAACGCCCTCGCGAAGCCGATGTTCGCGGCCCCGCCGATGTCGCCCGGCTGGAGCACGTCGATGACCGCCGAGTCCAGCAGGCGCGAGTCGGCCGCCGCCTGCTCGATGGTGGACATCCCGAGCTGGTCCGGCCGGTTGGCCTCCACGGTGTAGTCCAGGATCTGCTGGGTGCTCAGCTCGTTGATGCGCTGGCGCACCAGCACCGGCACCTGCATGCCCGCCACGTCGAAGCCCTGGGCGGCCAGCCAATCGCGGTAGGCCTGGAACCGCTCCGGGAACCGCTGGGCAGCCAGGCGCAGCGCCTGGACCCGACCGTTCCCGGATTCCACGATGCCCTGCCCGTCGATGATGGGAGCCCCATCCTTGGCCGTGGGCGTCAGGCCGAGCAGTTCCGGCCGCAGGCTCGACGCGATTTCCTGCACCTGGGCGGCGCTGCCGACCCGGCTGCGGTCGCGCGGCTGGCGCTCCTGCGGGTAGCCGGGCTGGTCGGACGTGACCAAGGACGCGGCCTCCACGACCATCGGCTGCACGTCCAGCGTTATGTCGGGCCCGACCGCAATGCGTTGCGGGGCTGCTACAATCGGGTCCGTGGACAAGCCACCCGACAATCGCGGCGGGGTTCCGCTCGTACCCGAGCCCGGCGCCAGGCTGTTTGAGCTGGACGGCCGCAGGTTCTGGCTGGGCAGGGCGCGCAAGGTCGAGGAACTCCCCGACGGCACGTTCGAGCGGTGCGGCGGCAAGGCGCTGGAAGTCGCCCGGTACGGCGACGAGCTGGGCGTGACCTGGCCGCCGGCCGCCTCGGCCTCCAGCAGTGCCACAAACGGCGCCAAGGCCTCGGAGTAAATCTGCCGGCTGAGCGCGGCCAGGCGATCAAGCGCAGCCGTCTCGTCGGGCGTCAGGTCACGCCCCGCCGCCTTGGCCGCCGCCTCAATCGCCCGCGCCTGCACGTAAATCTTGTGCCCCTCGCCCTGCTTCGCATCGAACAGGGCGCGCGGCATGATCTGGATTTCGTAGATGCGGCCGCCCATCCGCACGTTGACCTTGTGGTCCATGTAGCCGAACTCGTCCGGCTTGTTGTCCAGCAGGCTGCTCTTTTCGCGGTAAATGCCGCTCTGCCGCTCGTCGGCGCCGAACTGCTCTCGCACGGCCCGGATCGCGGCGCGCATCTCGGCGGGTGTCTCGGCGATGATGGTGGCGCGCACCATGTCCTTGATCGCGGTGTTGCCGCGGTCCTCGCCTTGGACCTTCTCGACGATGCGGTCGAATTTCTTGATGCCCGGGATGAGCGCCTCGGTGCCAGGGCGAGCTGCTTCCTGGGCCGCCCTCACTCGGCGGTCGAACTCGGGCTTGAACCGCTGCGCGTCTTGGCGCTGGCGGTACAGGTCCATGCGCTGCTCCGGCGTGAGGGACGCCTCGTAAGCCACTTTCGTCGGGTCGGTGATTTCCAACCGGCCGATGCGCACCGGAACCCGCGTTACCGGCGTCTGGCGTAGCGCGTTCACGGTGCCGTTACCGTCGTACACCGTGACCGTGCCATCGTTGTTGAGCTGGCCGACGACCGGCTCGCGCCGAGGAATCTTGCCCCTGGACGCCGCCTCAAAGCGCTTTAGGGCTACCGTCGATCCCTTGTCCGAGGCGTCTTTCTCGGTGGCCACCGACTTGATCGGCAGCAGGTCGATGTCCTCGGCGCCCTGCACCTGGGCGACGTCGAAGTACGACTCCCAGGACGGCGACATCTGCTTCGCGTCTGGCAGCGGCAGGTTGTCGATGTTGGCCTTCGCGTGAGCCTTGAGGCGCTTCGCCCAGTCCTCGGCCGACTCGCCAGGCTCGGGGGCGACCACGGGCAGGGCATCGTAGGGCGACGGCTGGGCCGTGGTAGGCCGCTGATTCCCCGCCAGCCCGAACAGCTCCGCCATCCTGCCGGCCGCGTTCGGCTCCGGTGGCAGGGGCGGGCGCAACGGCCGGCCCGATAGATTCGGTAGGCGCATGAGCGTGGTGGGATTGACGCGCCACTGGGCGCCGTCCTGACCCATGGATTCCAGCGCACCGGCCGCCTCGAACTCCCGAATCAGGTCGACCGCCTCCCCGTAGCTGACGCCGATCCGCCGCGCCAGCTCGGTCGGGCTCGTCCCGGCTAGGTCGCCGCTGCGCTCGGCCTGACCGTACAGGTAGGCGCGGGCCGCCTCGGCCTCGGGGCGCAGCCTGATTTCGGTCCCACGGCTCGATGTCGCCCGGGCCTCAGCAGGCGGCTCCTGGGCCTCCGCAGACGGCTCCTGGGGCACGTTGGCGGCAGCGGCTTGGTCTGGAGCCACCTGCGCCACCTGCGCCTCTCCTGCGGGCTCCTGCGCGGCCTGGACGGCAGGCGCCGGCGCTGGCGGCATCCCGACCCCTGGCATGCCAAGGCCGCCCAGGTCCGGCGTCAGACTCACCGGCGTCACGCCAGCGCCGGGCCCACCGATCGGCGACGGGCTCAGGCCCCCCAGGCCCCCCAGGCCACCGGCCGCCCCGCCGGCCTGCTGCTGCGCGGCTCCGCGGTTGGCCGCCTCCATCATCCGCCGGCGCAGCTCCTCCTGGGGGTGCTCCGCGGCCACCGCGTCCTGGTTGCCGCCGCCGCCCAGCAGCGTGCCGATGACGAACGAAGGGGCAGCGACGCCCTGGGCCTCGCGGAGCAAGTCGGCCGGGATGTCGGACAGTGCGCGCCGCGGGTCGAGCAGCGACTGGACGCCGCCCTCGGCGGTCTCCGTCGCCGCCTCCAGGGCGCCCGTCAGCAGCCGCCCCGGGGTGCGGTTGAAGATGCGCTGCAACGGCAGGTAGTTGAGCCCGGCCACGCCCAGGCCGAACAGGCCGGCGCGCGCCAGGGCCTCGCCCTCGCCCATGCCGGACTCGCGGAGCTCGCGATAGAACGGCTCGGCTTCCTGGTAGCTGCCAACGGCGGCGCCCGGGACGGCGGCGCCGGTGGCAAGCTGCGGCAGCATGCCGACGAGCACCTCGGGCACCTGGCCCGCGACGATCTTGCCGGGCGAGTACCAGGGCCGGTTCTGGTAGTCGACCGACATCTGGTTTCGCTGGGCCAGCTCCTCGCCGGCGGCCCGCGCCTCGCCGGGCGCGCCGATGGCCAGGTCGCGCATGCTTTCCGGCATGCCGAAGATCCGCGGCAGCACCTGGCCGATTTCGAGCAGGTTGCCGAGCCCGCCGATGCCGCGCATGGTCGAGCGCGCGGCCTCGTTCAAGAACCCGGCGCTGCCGTACCGCTCGCGATAGGTGCGCTCGATTTCCCGGTCGTCGACGCCCGGCGCGGCCTGGCGAGCCCAGTCAGCGAAGGCCTCGGGCGACGGCCCGACGGTGCGCACGGCCGTGCCGCCGTACCGCTCCTCGTAGGTCTGGCGAATCTGCTGCTCGGTCGCGCCTGGCGCGGCCCGCACAGCCCAGGCCGCGAACTCGTCGAACGTGGGGCGGGCCATGGGGAGGCTCTACCAGTTGCCGGTGCCGCCTCTGCTACCGCCGCCCGTCTGCCAGGGGTCCGGCGGCAACGGGCTGGCACTACCAGGGGCGGGCAGGCCACCGAAGCCACCCAGGCCGAAACCGCCCAGGCCGAGCAGGCTCTGCGAGCGCATGCGGGCCGACACGGCGCCGCGCGTGAGCTGGTCCAGCTCGATGTCCTCGGACTCCGTGCGATTCGGCTTGGCCAGCAGCTCTTGGCGCCGGGCCTCGTACTGCCGCTCGCGCTGGAGTTCCTGGAGGATCGCCTCGCGCTGGGTGCCCTGCATGAGGGCCGCACGGCTGGCCTGATCCTCGGACAGCCTGAACTGCTTCTGCCACTGCTCCTGACGGATCCGGTCCTGATCGGCCTGATAGGCGCGGTCCTCGCGGCGCCAATCCTCCTGCCGCGCGAACGCCCGGTCGGCGCGATCCTCCCGGCGATCCTGGCGCGCCTGCTGCCGGTTCCACAACGTGTTCTGGAAGGTGCGGTTCGCGATGTCCTGGAACTGCTGGTTGCCGAGGCCGAAGCCCTGGAGCAGGCCCTGGCCGAGGCCGGCGCCGCGCTCCTTGGCCGCGAGCATGCCGAGGCCCATGGTCAGCAGCGCCTGCTGCTGCTGGCGCTTCAGCAGCTCGGGGTCCATGCCCTCGATGCCGCCGGGCGGCGTGAAGATCCCGCCGAGGCGGCCGAAGATCCCGCCGAGGCCAGAAGGAGCGCCGGGGGTGCCCGGCGGAATCGGCATCGTGCTCATGCTCTAGCCCTCAGAAAAGCAGGCCGCCTAGGCCACCAAGGATGGCGCCAAGACCGGTGCCGATGCCGGGCACTATGCTGCCGAGCTGCGCGCCAGCCAGTGCGCCACCCGCCACACCCAGCGCCCTCGATCCTTCGGGCGCCCGCTGCGTCTGCGTGCCGCCGAGCCCGCCGGAGCCCATGATGGTGCCCATATACTGTGCGGCCTGCTGCCAGGGGAGATTCTGGTAGTAGTTGAACCGGTTGAGCTGGTCCTGGAGCTGTTGCTCCTGGAAGCCGCGGCCCCACTGCGCGAACTGCTGGTTCAGCATGCCGGGCGCCTCGCCCGTCTGCGCGATGGTCGGGAACAAGGCGAGCGCCCGCATCTGATCCGCCGTCGCGCCGGCGCCCAGGGTGCCGGCCAGGCCGCCCAGGCCGAGCAGCGACTGGTTCTGGTTCAACCCCCCTGAGCTGACGAGACTCGCGGCGGCTGCCTGATCCGCCAGCGCACGATTCCGCTCGGCCTGGTAGGCGAGCTGGGCGTTCTGCGCCATGCGCTCGCCCAGCTCGGGCAGCACGCGGTTGAGGGTCTTGATGCCGCCGGTCGGGTTGTTGAGGAACGACGCGCGCTGGCTCAGCCCGGGCAGGATGTCCTGCTGGAACTGCCGCAGAATCGGCGCATTGGCCGCGTCGATGGCGCCTTGCAGCCCCTGGTAGTCGGGCTGGCCCGATAGCATGCGGTTGATGGCCTGGCGCGCATCGAGTCCGCCGGCCTGTCCGAACTGGCTGTTCCAGCCGCCCATGAGCTGCTGGCCGGCGAACGGCGCCAGGCCACCGGCCAGACTGCCGAGCGACGTGGATCCGGTCAGCGCGCCGGACAAGGCGCCCGTCGCATCGCCGAAGCGCGGCGCCTGGCTGCCGCCAAATACCTGGTCCATGTAGCCGAGGCGCCCGCCCCAGGCCGCCATCTCCGGCGCCGTCGGACCTACGAACGTCTGGCCGGGGAAATACTGCGGCGGGTTGCGGTACGCTCCGCGCGCGCCTTCCAGGCCTTCAAGGATGTACTGCTGAGACGGCTTCCACGGGTCGTTGTTGACGGTCGTCGTCTTTTTGCCCCCGCCGCTCACAGCGCCTGCTCCCGCGGTGGGGTTTGCGGCGTCCGCATGCGCAGCGGCATGCCGAGCCCATAGAGGCCGTACCCTGGGCTGCCGAGCTGCTCCTGCATGAGCCGGAACATGTCGCCGCCGCTGAACTGCTGGCCGTACTGCGGGAACTGGGGCATTCCCAGGCCACCGTCGGGTAGCTGCGGCAGGAAGTTGATGGGCAGGTCCGGCTGGCCGTTGTAGATCGGCATGCCGAGCCCCGCCAGGCCCTGCTGCTGCAAGGCAAGCGCCGGGTTAGGGCGTGGCGCGCCCTGCCCCTGCCCCGGTAGGTTCCCGGACTGGAGAAGTCGGCGGTACGCGACTAACGACATTGGCATCACCGGGCTCCAAAACGGCGGCCCATGCCACCGTGCCCCGGCGAGTCCGCCACCCCCGCCGCTGGAATAGGCGCGCCCACCCGGCACGTCCCATCACCATCATGCTACCGCAGCCGCGCCGCGCGCAAAACGCCCCGAACCAGTCGATGCAAGCGTCCAGATAGCGCAGAGATTGGCCGCGCGTTCCGCCCATGGCGACGACGTTCCCGACCCTGACGGAGGGGTATTCCTGAACCTCCACGACGCCGGCGGCGTGAATCTTCCCGGCATCCTCCAGGACAACGAGCTGCGCGCGGCCCGTCAGGCACAGCACCCGCACGTCGTCCACCGACAGCCATAGTTGGTGATCCAGGGCCTCGTCAATCCAGGGGGCGACGATCGGCCACAGGTCGTCCACCAGCTCGGGCGGCACCTCGTGGAACTTCACAGGACCAGGGCCACCCATGGCGCAAGGGTCGTCGCATCGTCCAGCGTGTAGGCCTCACCGGATCCTACGTTGAGGCTCGGCCTGGTAACGCGTGACGCCTGGATCCCGACCTGAAGATCATCTGCCATGCTTTGCGCGCGCACCACGAGGGCCGTGCTGTACACCCCACCTATCAGCGCCCACAGGTCGTCGCCCTCCTCGATGACCTGGCCGGCTGACGGACTGACGGCGGTGGTTTTCTGGCCGGTCGACGTGACCACGGCGGACACGTCGGTGAAGCCCCGCACAGTCAGCGTCGGGTTAGAGCCCACGTTGATCGCGCCCGTTGCCACGGCGATCTCGGCCCAGGTGATCGTGGCAGCGGCCGTCGTGACGCGATACCGCATGTCAACGGAATCGCTCTCCGTCACGCGGCGCGGGCACTTGCCCATGTACACCGCCATCGTGTTCGTGCTGGTGATGGTGCGGGTGCTGCTCAGGCTGGCCGTCGCGAAGCCTGGACCAATCAGTACGGCCGAGGCGCCGACGCGCAGGCCGTTGGTGTAGATGCGCCCCACCGCGTCGCGCCGCACCCACAGCTCGCCGGTGAACTCGATGGATTCTCCGGGCGGCAGCAACAGGCTCGCCTGGTTGTAGTCGGTGCCGCTCACGTCGATGCGCACGGTGACCGTTCTGCCAACGGAGTCGCCGTTCGTGATGCCCACCCACTTCACCCGGCGCGTATTGCTGGCGGCCGGCGCGGCGATGATGTTGACCGGAGTAGCGCCGTTCGATGCGCCAGCGTTGAACACTGGCGTCAGGGATGACCCGTTGTCATTGACTGCCCAGGCCACGAATCTGACAGCGGTGCCGCTATCCACCGAGAACTCCAGCGTTGCGGTCGAGTCGAGCAGCATCACAGGTACTCCACTATGGCGAGCGCATCGTACCGCGCCAGGCCACCGCCGCCGCTGGAGGCGACCGTGATGACGGAGCCCGATATCGTCAGCGAAATGCCGGTGCCGGCGGCCAGCGTCGGCACCTGGGCGTTGACCACGACACCGGAGGCCGACGCCGACAGGACGACGTGCGCGCCAGCGTAAAGGACGACCTCGGCGCTCAGGCTGGAGTTCTGCGCCATGACGACGTACTGCGCGTCCGTTGGCGCGCCGCCACCGCCACCGCCGCCGCTGGCCGCCACCAGATCGCGCACCAGGGTCCACAGCCGGCGCAGCTCGCGCACGGTGTACTCCGGCATCCTGGCCGGCGCGTCAGGGGCAGGCGGCGGCGCAGGCTCGTAGCGGCGTTCCATCGTCACCGCAAGCCGTCCCAGTCGAACTCGATGTCAAACCCGAACAGCCGGAAGGTGTTGGTGCCGGCGTATTCGACCCGCAGGTCCAGAAACCTGCCGGTCACTCGCATGTCGAGCTTGTAGTCCTGGGCGATCCGGAACTGGTACGGCCCACGAAACGCGACCGGCGCGTCGATGAAGTCGCGCACGCCGACGTAGAAATTGAGCACGTCACCAGGCGTGCCCAGCACTCTGGGCATGATGCGCTTGATGCGCTGCTTTCTGAGCAGGTCGGCATTAGAAAGGGCCATGCCGGTACGCTGCACCCAGCACCCCATGGTCACGCCGTCCCAGGTCTCGCCGGCATCGTTCTGGTAGGCGGCCTGGATCGAGGCGTCCACGAACAGCAGTGCCCGGCTTGCCGGGTTGTACACGTCGTCGTCGAACGGCTCCGGTGCATCGTCATAAAGGCGCGTGTCGAAGTCGATGAGGACGGACTCGCCAGGGATCAGCCCCGCTGCAGCGGTGGACATGTTCCGGCCCAGCTCGCGCACGTCCCAGGAGTCGGTAGACCAGTTCCACACCAGGGCCAGGTTTGGCCACGCTTGGCCGCTCTCGGGGAAGCAGACAAACACTTCGCGGTTACGGTAGTTCGTCACCACGAACGTCCGCTTGTAGCTGCCGGCGTTGAGCTTGTTGAAGAACCAGCGCCGGAGCCTGCGGTCGACCAGGGATCGGCCGTCGTTGCCGTCGTGGAGCACGATGTCGGAATCAGTCACGACCAGATGCTGCGCGCCGATGTTGGCCGCGCAGTGCTCCGTGAGCATTCCGCCCTGCGTGAACACCTGGCGAAATGCGAACACGTCAGGGCCGCCAACCAGGTCGGCGGCCCACGTATTGAACTCCTTGTATACGATGAGGCTATCTCGCAGCGGCAGGCCATCGAGCACTGCATCGCCAGTCTGGCCCAGCTCGGTGCGGCCCGAGGAGTTGGTCGGATCGGTGTAGTCCCAGGATCCAGGGAGCGCGCCGGTTCCGGCGATGTCGGACCAGCGAATCTCGCGCGGGTTGAAGTCGCCTTGCGTCGTAATGCGGAAGGCGAACAGGAAGTCCTTGAACGTGCGCAGCACTCGGCACGTCGTATCCGCTGGCCACGCCGTCAACGAGACGAAATTGTTAGCGAGCGCGGGAGCCCACGACTGCGGCACGGTGACGCCATCCGTCAGCACCAGGAAGCCGTGGAACTCTCCGCCGGTGTAGCCGAGGTCATCGCTCGCGGCGAAGGTTCCGCTCAGGTTGGTGATCTCGGCATGCACCGTGCCGTCAGTCGCGTAGGCAACATTGTTGCCGGCATACACCCAGTAGATGTCAGTTCCTTTGGACACCATGCTGGCGTAGATCGCCGTGCAGGACAGTGAACCGAGGACGCGCTCGTAGCCGCGCACCTTCTCCACCGCGCCGTCGCGATAGCGCACGTTGCGCGAATCGCTCCAGTAACCTTCAGGCAGGATGAGCCCCGGGGTGTCCGGCTGTATGCCGGACTGCACTTCGGCATTGACGCGGACGGTAGGCATCACACAAGCCCGCCGTCGATGGAATTGCCGGCGCGCTCCAGGCTCAGGTACGAGCCCCTCCTACGGGTAACGACCTGGCCGGCGTATTCGGGGATGAAGCGCAGCAACGTGCCGATGGTCACAACGGTGCTGCTGGCAGTCAGGTTGACCAATCCGTTCAGCTCCACCAGGAACGGTACCGGGCCGGGCGACGGCCCGGGGAAGCCATACGTGACGGGATCATTGCCGGCCCCCTTGAATACCTGCGCGGCGACGGCCGCGACGCTGAAGCTGGCGCTAATGCCCTTCGACGGCGCGCCATTCGTGTAAATCATGTGCGTGCCAGCGCCAAGGCTCTCGCCGTGGAGCTGCACCGTTACGCGCAAGGTTGCGCTCAGCGCGGTATTGTTGAACAGCCCGTAGATGACGGCACGGGCGACGTACAGGCCGGAGCGAGACAGCGAGATGCGCGGATCAGTCAGCGCGTCGATGCTGCTCTTGGTGGCCGACAGCGACAGGTTGGAATTCGCGACTCCGAAGTAGATCGGCCATGTATCGCCGCTCTCCAGGGCCACGCTCGCGAACCCGGCAGACTGCGCCGTCGTTGCAAAGTCCGCAATGTTGGCTGACAGCGCATTGTAGGCAACGCCTGGGCTTGGCCCCAGGTTGGCGAACTGCGTGGCGATTGGCTGATTGACGCCGACGAGCTGGAGCAGGTCCGACACCGACACCGATACCTGACCGTCGATGTTCGGGAACGTCCGCTTGAGTGCCGCCTTGATGAGGCGAATGTGATCGTCAAGCGTCGAGCGCGCATCGCCAGCGCCATCCGGATTCGACGTTACCAGTGAGTTGATATAGGTCGCTGTTTCTAGCGGCATGGTCAGAGCCCCGCAATGCTATTGCCGATCCGGCGGACCCGGGCGAACGTCCCCTTGCGCACCGTAGCAAAATCCGTGGCGTCGCCGCTGTAGAGAACCCGCATTGCCCAGGTGCCGATACTGGCGACGTTGACGACGCCCCGGAACATGCAAATCCCGGCTGGAATCCCCTGCGCATTCAGATTCACGACAGTAAGCTCGGTCGCGGAGATCATCGGGTCGGTTACCTGAACCAAAGCTCTCTTGAACTGCGCCGACGGATGCACGGCATACGTCGAGTTGGCGACCGCGTTGTACACGGCGCCGATGTTGACGCGCGAGTCAATGCCTGATGTATGAGATGTTGGGTAGGGGATCAGGGAACGCGATGGAATGCCGGCGGGTTGGTTGAACACCATCATGCCGTCGACGGCGTAGAGCCCGGTCATGCTGAAACTGTAGCTGATGGCATCCGCTGGCGAAGTGTCCAGCGTGATGTCGGTCGTGCGCACCGAAAAGGCAATCGGCACTCGGGCGACGATTGGTGCGAATGCTGCGCGCTCGGCACCGTTCGCGAACTTCGCCACTGCGGCCGATTGCGCCTGAAGCGCGAGCGAAACGGTCGCGGTGCCCTCGCGCCACAGATCCATGAGCGTCTGGAACCTCGTCTGACCGAAAGCCTGCTCCAGGCCGCGCATGGCGTTCCACTGCACCGTGTTCAGTGGCGCGTGCCTGTCGATCATGGGGAAGGTCCGTTTGATCGCCGCCTTGATGAGCTGGATATGGTCGTCAGCCTCGTTGAGCCTGTCGCCCAGGGCGGGGTCTGGCCACGCCTCGTTGAGGTTGGCAATGACGGTGGCGGTAGTCTCAAGCGGCATTTTCAGCTCCAGCCCGGGTCGCCAGGGGCGGCAGATCCAGTCCAGCCACCAGCACCAGGGGCGCCAGCCGATGACCATTCTATCGGGATCGGCGGGCGGGCCGCGCGCCACGAGGACGGCTGGAGCAGCGCGCCGCCCGGATAGGGCCGGTACAGCGGATCGCCGTTCGGGATAGATCCTGCTGCCAGGCTTGCCTCCAGCGGCGACATCCCGCGCAGCAGCGAGAAGAAAATGGCCGAATAGTTCGTTATCGAGAACGCGCCGATGTGGAAGTCGCTCGTCTCGCCGTACAGCCCTGCCCCGTTCACCATCGTGTTGTGCAGGAACGTGAAGCCATAGCTCGGGCCAGCCATGCCGCCAGCCCCTGCCAGCCCCAAGAACCGGTTGCTATAGGGGGGGGCGAACGCAGCCGCCTTGGACGCCGGATTCCGCGCACTGCCGATGAGCATGAAGGCCGGGTAGTTCACCAGGCTACCGTTCTCCGGGTTGGCAATCTGACCGCTGACCGGGGAGTACGGCTGCACCGCTGCATTGAGGGTGTCATAGACGCGATATGCGGTGTCCATGCCCAGGTTCTGCGCCATCCAGAAGCGCAGGTAACCCCACACGTTGTTCGCTTGGCCGGTGCTGCCCAGCAGGAATACATGTGGCAGCGCCAGGGCCTCCTCGCGCGAGCGGTTGAGCGTGGCCCGGTAGCGCTCCACCAGCAGCTCAACGAGTCCTTGCTCGCTGCCAGGCGTCCAGTCATTCCAGGCAAACCATCCGATCCGGCCGTAGGGGAGCCGGTGGCGCTGCGACTGGTCCAGCAGCACCTGGCGCTCGCCGTTCACCAAGGTGAATGGCGGAGTGATCTGCTGATCCAGCGGCATCACCACTCTAGTGCCGTCGGTGTCGAACTCTAGCCTATCTGCTGCCGTGGGGAATATGGCCCCGTTCCAGCGCCCGCGCCCCTGCTCGTAGTCGGTTGCCAGGAAGTCCACCGAACCGGCGTTCCTCCGCACCCCCCAGTTCGCTGCGCTGGCCGTGCCAGTCGCGTAGATTTCTGCTGGCGCCCAGGATGCCAGCGAATCCCAGAACTTCGCCGAGGCCGCGAAGTTGCGCAGTGGCGGATACCCCAGGGCCGTCGGTGAGAAATTCCCGTTCACGATCGCGCCGCGCACCACGCATCGAGGCGGCACCGTCGGCCCCGCCAGCACCGCGTTGCAGTTGTACTTTGCGCAGTGGTCCCGCAGCGGCGCCATGAGCACTTCGTAGATTGCCGCGTTGTTCCCTGGGTTCCAGTTCTGCGGGTTGGTGCCCAGCGGGATGTTGATGATGTTCCGGACTGGGATGTCATGGGCGACCGCGTACAGCTCGCAGGCCGCACGGGCCCAGGCCACGCTGCTGTTTGCGATGATCGCGACCCGCTCGTGGAACAATGGGTAGCGCGGCACCTGCCATGGTCGCCACGGGTCGTTGATGTCTTGGAGAAGAACGTCGGCCACGAGCTAGATCCAGGGTCGGAACCCGGCGCCGGACTGCTCGCGGTTGGCGCGCTTCTTCAGCTCGTCCAGCACCATGCGAGCCTGCGCCATGTCGCGCGTGGCCTTGGCCATCGCCTCCTCGCCGCCGATGTAGTTCTCCAGCACGTCGGCCTTCGCGTGCAGGCGGATGAGCTGCTCGGCTTCCACCGTCCAGGCGTTGCTGGCGGAGTCGCTGGCGCCCAGCGAGATCCCCGCCAGGTCGTAGTGGTAGGCAATCCGCAGCTCGTAGTTTTTGTCCGGGATGGGGTACAGCCGTAGCTGCCGGCCCTCGATAGCGAACGAATGCGGGCAGGCGAACCAGTCCACGCGGCCGGCGTGATCGTCCAGCCACTCGGAAGTGACTTCGGTCAGCTTCTCCAGGTGGCCGTCGTTCAGCACCCGCATGCGGTCGACCTCAATCCAGTCGGTCGGCAGGGTGATGTATTCGACCGCTGACTCCGCCGTGCCGATGGCGCGCCGCTGGTTAAAACCAAGCCGAGTCGACCGGTAGAACTGGATCGCATCGACGATCGCCAGGCGCACGCGGGCGCTGTGCTCGTTCCCCCGGTCGATGTCCGTGAGGATCGTCTGAATGACGGTGCCGAATCCGGCCATGGGGCAGCCCTCCCTGGGTTCGGCTGGATTCTAGCGCGGCGGGACACGAACCGCCCCGCCGCGCCGGGCGGCTACTTCTTCTTGCCGCCGCCCTTCTTCCCTGGCTTCTTGCAGGCCATCGTCATCACCCCCCTTCGGGATTCTGCCGGTACACCAGCGTGACCATGGCGATGCCCGGGGCCACGATTGAGGACGACAGCCCGGTCGGGTTGCCGCCCTTGAGCATGTCCTGGAGCGCCTGGACCCACAGCTCGCCGGCCCCCGTGTCCGGCTGGACCGCGTGCCAGGGCCCCCCCTGCGTCAGGTGCAGCAGCTTGACCGGCGCCTCGGGCTCGGGATGCTCCAGGCGGTTGTCCGTCTTGAGCACGTTCCAGCCGTCGCGAATGTAGCCGATGTCCTCGTCCGCGCACCAGCCGAAGCGGTGCAGGGTCAGGCCATCCGCCTCGTTGACGTATTCGGGGGTCAGGGTGCGGCATGCCGGGTGCGAGCAGTTGAGCAGCATCAGGCTGCTCCAGTTCTTCCGCTCATACTGGGACTGCTCCTGACCCAGGAACTTCCGCTGGTGCTCGGGCCGATGGTTGTGCTGGACGACCATGACCGCCTTATTCGGGTCGCGCTGTTGCCACAGCTCCGCCAGGTCGCCGAGCGCCAGCATGTCGCAGTCCATGAACACGGCCCAGCCGCGGAATCCCGCCAGGTACGGGACCATGAAGCGGGCGACTGAGAACTCGGTCGAGTCCTTCGGGCCCCTGGGGCGCCACCAGATGTCGCTGGGGAGCACTTTGGCACCGACCGGGGTGAGTGCCAGGGGCAGGGAGCTGCGCGCGATCAGCGAGCTTGCCAGGACGTGCCAGGCGGCCGTCTCCGTCGAGTCGTAGCCGATGAATACCGGGATCACTGGTCTAGTCCCAGCTTGGTCGCCCACTCGCGCATGAGCGCTTTGCGGTCGCCCTTGAAGTGCAGGACGACCTTGCCGGCCACGTCCTCGTCAATTGACCGGGGCGTGTAGTTCCACGTGGAACATGGCAGCCGGCGCACGGCGATGCAGTTGCCAGGTCGGGCGGGCCCCCATCGCAGACGGGCCCGCACGATGTCGATTGTGCCCTCGGGCGGCGCTTCCGGCAGCAGCTCGGCCAGGGCCATCTGGTTGCCATACCAGTCCTGCCACTGCTGCGCCATCCCGCGCACCCGCTCGCGCAGCCACAGGCAGGCCTCAATGCCGCCGGCTCCGCCGCGGAAGGCGAGCACGCCGAAGTTGTAGGGCATTTTCGCGAACAGCTCGCCCTCGTCGCCCTCGCCGTGCCGGTAGGTCACCGCCATGTCCGCGGCTTCGTCCAGGATGTCGACGGGGCCCAGGGCCAGCGTGTCCGTGTCCAGGCACACCAGCTCGTCGTCGGCGCCCAGGTCGGCCAGGACGCGGAACGCGGCCTCCAGGCCCACCAGCATCATCGGCAGCTCGCGGATGGTGTCGTAGCTCGGATGGTCCAGGTCCATGTGCATGACAGGCGCGAAAGGGTCGTGCCTGGCCACCGACGCCATGCTCAGGCGGGCCAGCGCGTTGTGCTCGGCGCCCTTCGCCACCCACAGGTAATATCGCATCCCCTACCCTTTCCTGACGAACCAGACGCTGTCGGCCGTGACGCTCACGTCGAGCAGGTTGAACTCGTCGGCGACCGCCCGCATCACGCCCGGGAACTTGTGCTGGTAGTCGTGGCCAGCCAGCACGCCGCCAGCCCTCACCACCGGCCACCAGGCCCGGATGTCCTGGCGCACGTTGTCGTAGTCGTGCGCCGCGTCGATGAATACCAGGTCAGCCAAGGCCGGTTCCATCCGGCTCGCCACGTCCAGGCTCGTCGCCCGGTGATGGATGACGCGATCCTTGTACGGCCCCACCCGGCGCCAGAACTCGGCGGCGATGGCCTCAAAGTCCCAGTCCTCGTAGGTCTCCCCGCCCTCGCGGCCCGCGTGCTCTGGCATTGGCGCCCAGGGGTCGATGGCGTGAACGGTCAGGCCCGGGCACTGCTGGAGCAGGAACTCCGTCGTGCGCCCCTCCTTGCAGCCGACCTCCACCGCAGTCTGGTAGCCGAACTGCTGGCAGATGCCAGCCAGGACGTGCCACCGGCGCACGCCGTCCAGCGTGTTCGGGATCATCATGGCCGGAGCCCCCGGATGTCGGCGATGACGCGGGCCAGGGCCGGCGTCCACGAGAACGCATCCTCGCCCTCGCGCGGCTGGCGGCAGAGCCGCACCTGGGGCTGGTCGTACCAGTACCAGGCCTCCTCGGTCGTGCCGTAGCGCCAGGCGCAGCGCGCCGGCGTCAGCACTCTCGTCGGGACGCCCATGCCGGCCGCCAGGTGCGCGACGGACTGGCAGACGGTCACCGTCAGGTCCAGCGCGTGCAGCAGGTTGGTCATGTGGTGATAGTCCCAGTGGATCGTGATGCTGGCCGGGAACAGGTAGCGCTGCTGCCCTGGCAGCGCCTCGGCCACCGTGGACGCGAACTCGGTCATGTCCTCGTAATCGAGCCCGACGAACAGCGCGTCCGTGTGCCGCATCATCTCGATGGCCTCGCGGGGCGACAGCGTGCGGTGCGACCGCGCTGTCTGCATCACGCCGCCACGCATCGCCAGGCCGACGATGGGCCGGCCGGCGGCCAGGAACTCCAGGCGCTGCCGGTACTCGCGGGCCGCCGCCGGATCGGTGGCCCGGTAGATCGGGGTGTATCGACCGAAGCTCGCGCGGTCGGGCCGGTACAGCCAGGCCAGGTCGCCCAGCGGCGCCTTGTAGTCGGCAGTCACCGCCGGCGGCGGGCCGCTGTCCTTGCGGGTGGGGTGGATTTCCACGTTCGCCAGGTGCCCGAAGGCCGTGCGGTGAATCTGCTCCAGCCGCGGGTGGCACTCGAACACAACGCTCCCGAACTCGGCGGCCGCCAGCGGCAGCAGCGTCGCGAACATGAGTTCGTCGCCGATGCCCTGCTCGCCCCACACGACCAAGCGCTTGCCGGCCCGGGGCGCGTCCCTCGTCAGCACTTCCGGCTCCCGGTCGCCGTCGGCGGCGTAGAGCCGCAACAGTCGCTCGCGCCCGAGGCCGCCGTGGTACAGCTCGAACCCTTCAGCGAACCGGCCCGCCTCCAGGTAGAGCAGCCCCAGGTTCCAGGCGGCGGAGCTTTCGGCGCCATTGCTGACCTGGACGGCACGCTCCAGGTGCGGGATGCCGCCGTAGGGGTCGCCCTCGTTGACCCACAGGCTGCCGAAGTTGGAGAGCGCGCCGGCATTGTTCGGCAGTTTCTCGGCGGCGAGCTGGCCGACCGCCATCCCGCGGTCGTAGTCGTTGAGCCGGCGGTACGCCGCCGTCAGGTTGATGAGGATGTGCGGGTTGCCGTCGAGCCGGTAGGCCTGTTCCAAACAGGCGATCCCAATGGCCGTGCGGCCCATGGCCATCATGAGGTTGCCGGCGTAGAACCAGGTGGCTGCCACCTGGGGGAGCTGGTCGAGCGCCGGCCAGATGAGTTGTTCGACCGTCGCGTAGTCCTGGGCCGTGAATGCAGCCTCGACCCGCTGCATCACGGTCGCGAAAGATAGTTCGTGCAATCCCCACCCCCAAAGAAACGGGGCCCGCAGGCCCCGCCGTCGCCCACACGCTGCCGGATCTTACTCCATCGCGTCCAGGGTGTAGTAGACATGCAGGTCGAAGTAGTGGCCGAGGGTAACCTCAGACCCGCCGAGGTTATAGATCACTGGTTCGTACCGCTGCTCGCGTGTAACCGCGTCCGCCACGATCTTCTTGGTCGGCCCAAGCGGCGGGGTGGTGGTGTTTGGCGCGTGGAACGGGAACATGGGGAACGCAGAAAAGACTCCCGGCACAATCGTCCCAGTAACGAGGAACAGCGCAGCGGAGGCGCTGGTGCCCAGCGACCCAAGGTTGAACCCGCCCGCCGGACAGGCCGGGCCGGGCTCCAAGTAAACCCACAGCGGGATCGCGCCGTCTGGCAAGCGGCCGATGAGGAAGCGGTTTGTGTCGCCCAAGCTGGCCGTGAACGACGACGACAGCCGGAAGCGCGCCATCTGGAGCACCCCATGCAATTGGGCCGGGGTCTCCTTGTAGGACTTGCCGATGATGTCAGCCATGGCGGCTGCTCCTTATGCCGGGTCGTCGAGGGTGTACAGGACCACGAGGTCGCCCATGTACCCGCTGGACAGTTGCGTCGCCACCGAGCCGGCTACCGGGCGGAAGATGATGTTCTCCCAGCGCGCGGCCGTCTGGTCATCGCTCAGCGAGATCATCTGGCGCCGGCCCAGCGCCCGGACGCCAGTCGTGAAGGGCGCAGCCGAATACGATGCCGACGGGAGGAACAGCTCCTGGCTGGCGCTGGTGCCGAACCGCGAGACGATGTTGTTGGCGGCAGGCAGCGCGGGCCCCGGATACCAGATGGCGCCGAGCGGGATGGCCTTGTGCGGCAGCTTGCCAATCCGGTACACGTCGCCGAGGCTGCACGCCAGCGACAGGCTGAGCTTGCACACTGCCACGTTGACGCCCGCATGCACCGCTTTGGACGGCGTGCGGGAGTTCGTGTCGATGATCGCCATGGTGCGTTCTCCTTACGAGACTGGCGTGGCCCAGGTCGGGACCACGATGCTCGCAAAGTCGGAGCCGTTGAACCGGGTCTTGGTCATGCCCGCAATGCAGCCAGCGGCGACGCCGAGCTGGTTGCCATAGTCGAACATTTCCTCCTCCCAGGAATACACGCCCTTGCCGTAGCCGCGGCCGAAGGCGATGACGCCGGCCTGCGCGCCCAGCAGCACGGCCCGGCGCACGTTCGGGTTGCCAGGTGCAGCCGGCACCCGCGTCGACTCGTGGAGCACGACGCCGTTGTACATACCCAGGGCGCCCGTGAAGATCGGGTTCTTGGTCACGTTGCCGCCGCTCATGGCCGCCTTCTGGATGTCCTGCCACTGGCCGGCCGCGGTGTTCGTCCGGAGGTCGGTCACCTGGAACGGGTGCAGGAACATCACCAGGATGTCGTAGGGGCCATCCCGGACCTGGCGCATGGTGTTCTTGGCCAGCTTGGCCTTTTCCACCGCGCGGTCAATCTGCGTCAGGCTCATGCGCTGCACGGTCGTGTTGCTGATGGACGACTCGGCGATGGACGAGCCCGTCGGGAATGCGATGTGGTCGGCATCCGGGGCAACGACCGCCTGATTACCGGTGTAGCGGACATCCGTCTCGGCGGTGTTGCCGGCGAGCTGGTTGAAGAACCAGGCGTCGAAGCGATCGGCCCACCAGTCGGCGAGGGCGTCGCGGGCCTCGGCGCGCATGCTCCAGGGGACGCGCTGCTCGGACATCTTGCCGGCGCTGCGGACAGCGTGGCGGAGCTGGTCGATGAGCACGTCCTGGCTGAAGGTCTCCAGCGCCTCCTCGTTCCCCTCCAGCGTGCCGTCGCCGAGGATACCCGCGCCGGAGAGCTGCTGCCGGATGCCGAAGCGGATGCGGTCGCCCGCCGCCTTCGACGTTTCGGTCTTGATCTGCACGATGGAGTTCCGGTCCTTGCCGATGAACGGCAGCGCCACGGTGCGCTTGAGCGCCTCCTTCATGAGGTCCGTCGACCAGTGCTTGACTGCCAACGGGTGATTGACTGGGAATTCTGTGCCGGCCATGGCCGAGCCTCCTGGTGCGTGGATGATCCGTTACGCGCATGCCAGCCTGGCGCTGGCGCCTACTGCTCCCCCGTGTCGCCGGGAGCGCGCGAATCGCGGCCTGTGTGGTGCCGCGGGACCATGCCCAGGGTATCGGGCGGGCGCCCGAAACGCTGGCAG